AATATTACTATGATAGATATTAATGAAGTAAGTTCAAAAAATATTAATTTATCTTCATTTAAGATAAAAGATGAATTACATCCGAAATTTTGGCCTAATGGGAAACTAAATTCTCGTGTTCGTTTAAGATTAATGGACATTGCAGATGATTTTATAGAGGAACTTTCAATAGATTGGGTCAAGCCAAAAGATATAATCTTAACGGGATCAATCGCTAATTACAATTGGTCACGTTATTCAGATGTTGATATACACATATTAATCGATTTCAAAAAAGTTTATCCAAAGAATACTGATTTTGTAGATGATTATTTTAAGTCTAAGAAAGAAAATTGGCTTAGTAATCATGAAGACTTAAAAATTTTTGGTTTTCCTATTGAAATATCTGTTGAGGATTCCAATGAAGACAATCCATCATCAGGTCGTTATTCACTATATAAAAATAAATGGATTGTAGACCCTGATGATTTTCAAGACGCAGTTATTAGTCAAGATTTCGTTAAGAAAAGAGCTGCTAAATTTATGACTCAAATTGACAATATTGAAAAGGAACTTAAATGTTACTATTTGTGTGTGGCAAGGGGCATGAAAATGTTATTTGTAAGTCCGGTTATATTTGATATTGAAGATTGGGAGGACAACGATCCAAGGATACATAGTAAACCAAACTGCAAGTACAGAGACCACCGCACCTCAATAGATTTGTTATATCAGTTGATAAAAGCAGACATGCTGAAAGGAGATTGGGAGGGATAAGAATGAATGATAAAGAAATTTGTGAGAATTGCAAATATTATGAGCCGTACAATGGTGTATGCTGCTGTTATAAAAGCGAATGGGTAGCAGACTTCAGAGATGAAGAAGATACTTGCGAGGAATTTGTGACAATAGAAGAACAGAAAAGGCAAAAGAAGTAATCGAAATAATATCTTATGGAGGGTTAAAAAAGATATGAAAAACACATTAACAGATTTGAATAACTACCTTTTTGAACAGATAGAAAGACTTAATGATGATGAAAGAAGTGAGGCTGTGCAGAAAGTGGCAAGAACGATCATTGAGAACGGACAGCTTGCCCTAAGTGCAAAAAAGCATATGGACGAATATGGGCAAGGGCAGGGTGTAGAATTACCTATGCTGGGAATAAAAGGTAATGAGAAATGATTTATACACAAGAAGAACAGGACTTTTTCAGAGAGTTTGTTCCGGGGCACACATACAAAGAGATACAAGCAGAATTTTGCAAAAGATTTAATAAAACATTAACTTCGAATCAGGTGATAGGATACATAAAAAGAAATGGTCTGAATACCGGCACAGATGGGAGATTTAAAAAAGGACAGACAGCACATAACAAGGGAAAAAAAGGTTGGTATGCTCAGGGTATGGAAAGGAATTGGTTTAAGAAGGGGAATATCCCACAAAACTACAAACCTGTAGGAAGCGAAAGGATAAGCAAGGACGGATACATTGAAATAAAAGTTAAAGATCCTAATAAGTGGCAGCTAAAACACAGATATGTATGGGAAAAAGAAAACGGCAAAGTCCCGAAAGGTATGATTTTGATATTTAAGGATAGTAACAAGCTTAATGTGTGTCTGGATAATCTGATATTGATCAGTAGAGCAGAAAATGCAGTAATAAACAGGGCGGGTGATTCAGTTTTTACAGGGCAGGCAAAAGAAGTTGTTGTGAATTTAGCCAGGCTTAAGTGTGCTACAAGAAAAGCTAAAAAGGGGGTGGATGAATGACAGCAAAAGAGTACCTCAGGCAGCTAAAATACTTAGATAACCGGATAAATGCTAAGCTGCTTGAGAGGGAACAGATAAGAACAATGGCTGAAAAAACCACAGTAAGTTTATCTGAGAAAGTACAGACAAGTTCCAGAAACAAAATGGGTGATGTGGTTGTAAGGTTGGTGGAGCTTGAAGAGCTTATAAACAAAGATATAGATAAGCTTGTGTACTTGAAAGAAGAGGCAGGGGATAAGATAAACAGGATTTCTAATGACAAATATAAAATTGTATTATCAATGTATTACTTATCAAACAAAACTTTTGAAGAAGTAGCAGAATTGACGGAAATGTCATTCAGGTGGGTTCATAAATTACACGGCAGGGCATTAAAAGAATTTGAAAAAATTTTATACAGTTCATAGTAGTTCATATTGATTCTGTGATATTATGTAAGTGGATTTTAAGGAAAATCCGCAGGGCATAAACCCTCCTTACAGATATACAATACTTCGGGCAACAAAGAAGGCAGTCAGTAGACTGTCTTTTTTGTTTGTAAATTTTGAAAGAGGAGCTGATGATATTGAAATTAACAATAAAACAACAAAGATTTGCTGATGAATATATCATCAGCGGAAACGCTACAGAGGCAGCAATAAAAGCAGGATATAGTAAGAAGACGGCTAACAGAATAGCAACTGAAAACTTGTCAAAACCTGTTATAAAATCCTATATAGACGAACGATTAAAAGAGTTGTCTGATAAAAAGATTGCTGATCAACAAGAAGTACTTGAATACCTTACCTCAGTCCTTAGAGGAGAAAGCAGCTCTGAAGTAGTTGTCATAGAAGGTCAAGGCGATGGAGTAAGCAAAGCGAAGCCTATGCAAAAAGCACCAGATGAGAAAGAAAGACTTAAAGCTGCGGAGCTACTCGGTAAGCGAATGGGACTCTTTAAAGACAAGATAGATTTAACTGCCAATATACCTGTAATAATATCAGGAGATGATGAGCTTGAAGACTGATAAAATAAACATTAGCCTTCCGGAAGTTGTAGGTAATGGATACGGTACCTTTTGGAGATACAAGGGTCGATATAGAGTCTGCAAAGGCAGTAGAGCAAGTAAAAAGTCAAAGACTACCGCATTGTGGTATATATGGGCATTGATGAAGTACCCACAAGCAAACTTACTTGTAGTTCGTAAAGTATTTAGAACCTTAAAAGATAGTTGCTTTACAGAGCTTAAATGGGCGATAAGAAGACTTAATGTAGAGAACTACTGGGAAGTAAAGGAATCACCGCTGGAGATGACTTATATACCTACAGGGCAGAAAATTTACTTTAGAGGTCTTGATGATCCGCTTAAGATCACATCGATCACAGTAGAGCAGGGGTATCTTTGTTGGTTATGGCTGGAAGAAGCCTATGAGATATCAAACGAAAACGACTTTAATATGCTTGACGAGTCGATAAGAGGAGCTATACCGGGTGAAGTGCAACTATTTAAGCAGATTACGATCACATTAAATCCCTGGAACGAACATCACTGGATAAAGAAAAGGTTCTTTGATACTCCGGACGATGAAGTCTTGGCAATGACTACAAATTATCTTTGCAATGAATGGCTTGATAAGGCTGATCTAAAGGTGTTTGAGTCGATGAAAAAGAACAATCCACGAAGGTATCAGGTAGCCGGACTTGGAGAGTGGGGAATTGTTGAGGGTCTTGTATATGAAAACTGGGAAGAAAAAGCCTTTGATATAAACGAAATTAAGAAGATATCAACTATTCAATCGGCATTTGGTCTTGACTTCGGATATACAAACGATCCGAGCGCTTTATTTTGTGGACTTGTAGATACCAATAGCAAAACAATCTGGGTGTTTGATGAGATGTATAAGAAGGGTATGAGCAACGAGGCTATAGCGGAGGAAGTTATAGGAATGGGATACGCTAAAGAGCGGATAAGGGCAGATAGTGCAGAGAAGAAAAGTATAGACAGGCTTTACACCTTGGGGTTATCGCATATAACTCCTGCAAGGAAAGGACCTGACAGCATAATAAACGGGATTGACTTTATACAGGACTATCACATAATAATCCATCCCAAGTGCGTTAATTTCATCACCGAAATATCTAACTATACTTGGGCAAAGGATAGCAAGACAGGTAATATGATAAATAAACCTATTGATGATTTTAACCACTTAATGGATGCAATGAGATATGCACTTGAGGATATTTCAATTGGGTCTGTATACAGTTTTGATTAAAAAGGAGTAAAATGTGGATTTTATAAAAAAGATAATTTTGGCTATCAGCCGGTTTTTTAATAAAAAAAGCATAGCCGGTATTGATGGAATCAATATCCTAAAGAATGAAATACTGACATGGAGATCATCCCCGGAAAGAACAATGCAACTTAAAGGTGATATGTATTACGAGGGTGTTCATGATATTCTGGCAAGAAAAAGAACTGTTATAGGCGAGGGCGGGGAACTACAAGAAGTAACCAACTTGCCGAACAATAGAATCATAGATAACCAGTATGCTAAGCTTGTAAATCAAAAAGCTAACTATCTACTAGGTCAGCCTTTTGTAGTAAGCACGGATAATATAGCCTACATGGAGTGCCTAAAGCAGATATTCAATAAAAAGTTTATGCGTAATATAAAAAAAGCCGGCAAATTTATGCTGAATACCGGTATGGCGTGGATCTATCCAAATTATGATAGCTCCGGTCAACTCAACTTCAAAATATTTCCGGGATATGAGATATTACCGTTCTGGGAAGATGACGAAAAGACAAGAGTAAGACTTGCGGTAAGAGTGTATAAGACAGATGAGTATACAGCTGCAGGTCGCAAGACAGAAGTTGAAAGAGCTGAGGTGTATACGCCGTTGGGTGTGTATAAATTTATATTAAACGGCGAAATGATAGAGAGTGATAATATCACACCTTACAGCACATATGTAAACACTGATAACGATAGTTACAACTGGGGTAGGATCCCTTTAGTACCTCTTAAGTATCACGAAGGGACTCCGCTTATAAAGAGGGTCAAGTCACTTCAAGACGGAATTAACATAATGCTCTCAGACTTTGAAAACAACATGCAAGAAGATGCCAGGAATACTATTCTTGTTATTCGTAATTATGACGGACAGGATCTGGGAGAGTTTAGGCAGAAGCTTGCACTGTACGGAGCAGTTAAGGTTAAAAACAATGACTCTGAAAAAGGTGGAGTTGATACGCTGGAAGTTAAGGTCAACGTAGATAACTATAAGGCTATTATTGAGATATTCAAAAAAGCTTTAATAGAAAATGGTATGGGCTATGATGCCAAAGATGATAGAATGTCCGGCAATCCTAATCAGATGAATATTCAGAGCATGTACAGTGACATTGACTTAGATGCAAACGATATGGAAACAGAACTGCAAGCGGCATTTGAAGATCTGCTTTGGTTTGTAAAAGTGCATCTATCTAATATGGGATACGGTGATTTTGAAAATGAAGAAGCAACTATCACATTTAACAGAGATATACTGATCAATGAGACTGAGGCGATAGAGAACTGTGTTAAGTCAGTCGGCATCTTATCAGACGAGACTATCATAGAGCAGCATCCTTGGGTTGATGACGTTCAAAAGGAGCTTGAGCGCATAAAGAAGCAAAAAGAAGAGCAAATGCAAGACCAGTATGGGGCATTTGTGGATTCTAATGCTCAATCTGAAGGTGGTGATGTAAATGCCGAATAGCTCGTATTGGCAAGACAGGTTCACACAAATTGAAGCAGTTGCTCACAATAAAGGTATAAAAGCTTACAGTGAGATAGAAAATATTTACCAAAAGGCACAAAGAGAGCTTGAGAGCAAAATAAACACCTGGTATCAAAGATTTGCAATCAATAATGATGTTTCTATGGCAGAAGCAAGAAAAATGCTTAATGCAAAGGAGCTAAAGGAGCTTAAGTGGACTGTAGAGGATTATATAAAATACGGTAAAGAAAATGCACTAAACAAGCAATGGATAAAAGAACTTGAGAATGCGTCAGCAAGGTTTCACATATCAAGACTTGAATCTCTAAAGCTTCAGACACAGCAAAGCCTAGAAGTGTTATACGGTAATCAACTGGATGTAGTAGACAAAACTATGAGGAATATTTATTCTGAAAGCTTATACAGAACTGCTTTTGAAGTACAAAAAGGCTTTGGTGTAGGGTTTGCGTTCGATAAACTGGATGAGAATAGACTAAGTAAGGTGATCGGTAAGCCATGGGCTATGGACGGTGTAAACTTTTCGAACAGGATTTGGAAAAATAAAGAAAAACTTATTAATGAGCTGCACAGTACTTTAGTGAGGAATATAATAAGCGGTGCAGATCCTGCAAAAGCTATAAAAGAAATAGAAAATAAAATGAATGTATCAAGAAGCGCAGCGGGTCGACTCATAATGACGGAGTCGGCTTATTTTTGTTCAGTAGGTCAAAAGGATAT